ATTTAGTAAATCCGGGATCAGGATATACAACAGGCCCAGATGTTCAAATATTTGGCGGTAATGGCGTGGGTGCTGCAGCCACCGCAAACATGGCAAATGGAACAATTGGTATTGTAACCGTGACAGGTGGTGGTTCTGGATATACAACCAGTCCAACTATTACATTTACGGGATTATCAACTGTTTCTGCTGCTGCGACTGCGATTGTATCTACAGCTGGAACTATAAGTGCGATTCATATTACAAACGCTGGTGCAGGTTACACAACACCTCCAACCATCGCAATCGCACCACCTGCTGCTAGTGATGCATCAGGTAACTTCCAATTTAATGAAATAATAACTGGTGGAACAAGTGGTGCAACTGCTAGAGTAAGAGATTGGAATAGTGTTACAAGTGAACTTAAGATATCAAATGTAGAAGGAATATTTGTGCAGAAAGAGACTGTAACGGGTGGATCATCTAACGCAGTTCATACAATTAGACTTATTGACCTCACTAATTTTGATGATGGATTTGGTGATAATGATAATTTTGAAACTGAAGCAGATGCTATATTAGACTTCTCAGAGGGTAATCCCTTTGGACAACCATAAATAACTGGGTATAGGTGCAAAAATGTTTGAGTATTTTTACAACGAAATATTTAGAAAGACAATTATCTCTTTTGGTACGTTGTTTAATGATCTCTCCATTAAGCATACTGATTCTGACGGAAATAAATCAGTAACAAAAGTCCCACTTGCATATGGCCCAATAGGCAAGTTTTTAGCAAGGTTAGAACAATCACCAGATTTAAATAAATCAGTGGCGATGACGTTACCCAGAATGTCATTTGAATTTACTGGTTTGACATATGATCCATCAAGAAAGGTAACAACAACTCAACAAATAACACTCAAAGATCCAAACACAGAAACCACTACTAAAAAAGTGTTCATGCCTGTGCCTTATAATATGCAATTTGAATTGAATATCATGTGTAAGTTAAATGATGATGCTCTACAGATTGTTGAACAAATTTTACCGTTTTTTCAACCATCATATAATCTTACTGTAAATCTTGTATCAGAAATAAATGAGAAAAGAGATATTCCAGTGGTGTTAGAAAATGTATCATTTCAGGATGAATATGAGGGTGATTTCACATCAAGGAGAGTTTTATACTATACATTAAGATTTACAGCAAAAACATACTTATTTGGCCCTGTTTCCTCTGCAACAGCAGAAATTGTCAAATCTGTATCTGTTCGTTATCTTGCTGGTAATAAAGGTAGTATTGAGAGAGATGTTACATATTCTGTAAAACCAAGAGCTATTAAAGATTATACAGGTGATATAGTCACTAATTTAGCAGAGGATATTGATGCAACACAGAATACATTTAAGGTTGATGACACCACTAATGTTAAGGATGAATTCTTCATTGTTATAGATAATGAAGAGATGTTAGTTAAATCTATCTCCGCATCAACCAGTAAAATCACTGTTGAGAGAGGAAAAGATTCTACACTCGCCACATCACACGTTAGAGGAACTGACATTAAAGGCATTGACTACACAAATACAGATGATGGAGTTGGTGTTGATAGTGCTGTCATTCCGATGGGTGATGACTTTGGATTTGACGGATCTTACACATGAACACCTCAAAATTTGATAACCTAAATGACACTTTTAATGTCGAAACAGATATTGTTCCTGTTGAAACATCAAAGGTTCAAAAAAAGGTTCTTAAATCAAATGAGGATCACATACAAAAAGATTATGAATATACAAGAGGTAATTTATACAGCATCATAGAAAAAGGACAAGAGGCAATAAACGGAATATTAGAATTAGCACAAGATAGTGAAATGCCAAGGGCTTATGAGGTAGCCGGACAACTTATTAAGAGTGTATCTGACGCAACCGATAAGTTGATGGATCTACAGAAGAAACTCAAAGATGTTAATAAAGAAGAGGAAGCAAAAGGGCCATCCACAGTTAACAACGCATTGTTTGTGGGATCAACATCCGAGTTATCAAAGATACTTAAGTCTGGACTTAATAAGGAGAATAAATAAATCAGGGAGAGGAATCCCAAAGTAATATTTTACTCATAAAATGTCGGAAAAATTACCGTCTTATGAAGATTTCATCATTGATGAAAGTAATCTTCCCTCAGTAGACGAACTTATTGTTGAAAATAATTTACCATCAGTTGATAATTATATCGACATGAGTGTAGGGGCAGGAAATACGGCGATCGTGGATACAGCACCTTGTTCAATTGAAGAAGATATAACTCAAGAGGAACAACAAGATTTAACAGAGATAATACGTCTGATAAGTGACGTAAGGAAAGATATACCAGAAATACCTGAGATTAAATATTATGATAAAGAATTAGAGTCAATATTAGAACAAATAAAAGAAATACCAGAAGTAAAGTATTACGATAGGGATATAGAGGCTGTATGTGAGCAAATAGACCAAGTAAAGGAGGAGATAAAAGAATTACCAGAACCAAAATATTATGATGATCAAGTATCATCTATTGAAGATCGTATTAGTAATCTTCATGAAGATTTAATTAATCTTCCAGAAGTAAAATATTATGATAAAGAGATTGAAGCTATATGTCAACAAATTGATCTAGTAAGGTCTGAAATACCAAAGTTTCCAAAATGGGTAAACGAGGTAAATGAAGTTCCTGATTTTTCATGGATAGGTAAAACATTTAGTGTAATTGATGATGACTTTGTTAAGGTGGATGACAAAGTACAAATGATTTGTGATCGTATTGATCGTGAAGTTCAAGATATAACTGAAAACATTGAAACAAAAGACTTTGATAATCGAGTCGAGATAAACAAGGTAAGTGATAAACTACAAGAAACAAAAGATAAGATACTTAAAGAGATAAAAGAAACTGTCATTCGAGTATGGGATCATCATCATGAATTTAAGAATGATGATAGATTACTTAAGAAACAAATATTAAGTCAATTTAATACACTTAAACAAAGAGTTGATGAAGAAGTAAAACAGTTTAATCTTAAAAACAAAGAAGCGAGGGATTTATCAAAAGGATATTTTGATGATTTATCTGATGAAATATCGAATTTACCAAAACCAAAATACTATGATGAAAATATTCGTGACTTAACAAAGGATATAAAAAAATTAAATAATCATCATGATTATAATACCACTAATATTTCTGAGTTATATCGAATCGTTGAAGAGTTAAAAGGTAAACAAGAAATATTAAAAGAGGAGTTGGATGAACAAAGCACATTACTAGCAGAGCCATCAGACACTAATAATGAAGATCCATTAACACCAATAGATCAAAACTTTGTTACTGTTGATCAATTACAAAAACATTACAAATTATTTGTAGAAAGAGTTCAATATCAACTTGCATCAATTGGTGGTGGTGGTGCAGGATTTATCAAAGATCTTGATGATGTTACATTTGATCAAACCACAGGAACAAACCAACTTTTAATTTACAATGGTGATAAATGGGTAGGTATTGCAAGCACAGCTCTTGGTGGTGGTGGAAATATAAGTGGTAACTTAACTGTAAGTGGTAATGCAGAAATTAGTGGTAACATATCAGTTGCAGGAACTATTACGTATGATGATGTAACTTTTGTTGATTCAATTGGTGTTGTAACTGCAAGAAGTGGGATTGAACTTGGTGCTGGTAGTATCACTCCCATAATTGCAATAGAGGCAGCTACTTCAACAACGACAACTACAAGTGTTTCAAATATTGACACATTTGTTGCTGCTACTTTTCGCTCTGCCCAATACCAAATACAAATTTCACAAGGATCAAATTATCATGTCACCACACTTAATGTATTGCATGACGGAACAACTGTTTATTTGAGTGAATTTGGCACGATAAGGACAGGTGCATCTCTTGCGACCTTTGATGCTGATATTGATTCGGGAAATGTTAGAGTTAGAGCGACTCCAACCACTGATTCGTCAACTGTTTTTAAATTAACCAAAACCCTAACTAGAGTGTAAGGATTACTAAAATGAAAAGTTTAGATCGTTTTATCGAGGAGGCAGCTAAAAGTGTTGCTCCAAAATCATGCCCACCGGGACAGTATTATTGTTTTAATGACAAAAAATGCAAGAAGATTCCCAACGGGTATCGTGTTGGATATGGTGGAATGCTAAGACCTACAAACAAAAACGGAGGTAAAAACGGTAATGGAAATGGCAACGGTAATGGTAATGGCAATGGAAATGGGAACGGGAATGGTGGTAACGGTGGCAACGGTGGAAATGGTAACGGCGGTAATGGTGGCGGTAATGGCGGTGGCATGGGTGAAGAGGTGGTCAACTTACCCCTTAGAGTAATAATTCCAGAAAATCAAACTGAGTTTGATTTGGGTTTAATGTTTAAAGAGAGTCTTGATGCAGATACTGGAATGTTATTCATATTTGAAGAGGTTGGAGAAAAATATTTTCATATGAAGAATACACTCATACCTCTTGATGTGGCCTTTATAAATGAAGAGGGAATTATAGAAAATATAAAGGAATTACATCCATTGAGAACAATACCGATTTCTTCAGATTGCAACGCTTTGTATGCACTTGAAGTTAATCGTGGTTGGTTTGATAAAAATAATGTTAAAATAGGAGATAAGGTTTTAGATATTTGATGTTAAATAACATTTATGTTTTTGATGATATCATTGGTTTAGATTATCAAAATGAAATAAAAAAAAAGTTGCTATGTGAAGAGAGATTTCCTTGGTATTATATTGAGGATGTTTCATCAGATGATTCTGGTAATCAAAAAAGAGGTGGATTTACTCATGGATATGTAAGTGAACAAGGTATAGAAAGTGATTACCATCACTTATTTCTTGAGTTAATAAAAAAATCATGTTCTAAAATTAATATAAAAGAAGTAAATGCAATTCTTGGTCGTTCTTTTTTACAACTACCTTCAAATATTAAAAGGGAGGATGTAGATACTCCACATACTGATATACCTGTTGATCATTTTGTGATGTTATATTACGTTTGTGATAGTGATGGAGACACAATTATTTACAATGAAAAATGCAATAACTTAGATGATTATGATGATAATATAAATGTAGTTAAAAATAAAATTTTTTCTATTCAAAAAAAAGTTACACCAAAACAAGGAAGAGTTGTTTTGTTTAATGGAAAATTATATCACACAGCTGAACAACCAAATAACAATATAAGGTGTGTGGTCAATTATGATTTAAGAGATTTAAGTTCTAATTAAGATATATAATATACCGTATCATGTATTTGAATGGAAAATAAGAAAGGACTACTAAAGTGGTTTGCTCTTGGTGTTGGTGCTTTATTAGGCATATCACACTTTAGTATGATTGGTTTACTGGCAAATCGAAAAACTTTGCCGAAGATTAATTTACCTGTTGGCCCATATACTTCATATGAGGTAAGGGCAGGACATGAAGGTTATGAAATTAAATATCGGGCTAATGATCCGAAAGTAATGACGGTTCAGAAAGACATAAACAAGAAAGCAGGATTTCTTGGTTTAGGGAATAATAAAACAAGAATTGTAGAAGAGTATACTATCTTAGGCACTGAGCATATAGGTGGGGGTAGTAACCAAAATAAGATCAGTGCAGCACAAGCAGAATGTATCAAAGCACAAGGAGGAGGAGAACAAACAGGAAGAATTGTCGGCGGTAGTGTGGGCACTATTGCTGCTGCTCCTCTTGCCAATGTCCCCATTGTTGGTTGGGTTCTTGCTGGTGCTGCGACGATGATAGGAATGAATGAAGGTGCAGAAATAGGCGGGAATATGGCTACCGATCTATCTGATGCATGTCAAATTGACTAAATAATAACACGATAACTCGTAAACATGACACCATCTCAGATTACCGCATTAGAACACGCTGGCGTAAAAGTCGAAGACGCTAATGGTAAACTGCGTT